AGAGTCAATGTACTCATGCTTGGCTGCCATAGCCTCGTAGTCTGCAAACGCCTTATACTCAACCTCAGGCATTCCTACGGTGTCTAGTAGTAGGCTGTAGGCATGTTGATGTATGGACTCCATGTTGTTAAAGGCACCCATCATCATACGGGCTTCAGGCTTCTTAAAGATCTTCATGTATCTATCTACATAACCAGAGCTAACATCTACATCTGATTGTGTAAACAGTCTGAAGATCTGTGTAAGCAGGTTCTTTTCTTCAGCAGTCATAGTCTGCCAATCTTTCACATCATTGTGCAGAGGTACATCCTCTGGGAACCAGTGCATCTGATTCTGCTGTGAGTAGTAGTCAAACATCCAAGGATGCTCAAATGGTTTGTAGTAATCTCTTGTTCCTAGTAGGCTCACGCTACATCTCCCTCTTTAATAAATATACCTTCACTGTTCATGTGACCTTTGCGGTCCTTGATGTCATTGTAGGCTACTGTCATACATTCCTCCAGCGTAGTGTCGTGCATAACTGCAAGTGTATTCAACACTACAAGGCAGTCACCAATGTCATCTAACACTGGCCTCTGCTTGGCTATGTTATCCCCTAGCTCACCTACCTCAGACACTAGCTTTGCAAACTGTGCCAGTGGTGTGCTGTTGTTTATGATACCCCTAGACATGCTCCAGAGGTTTATCTTGTGTACTAGATCTTCAGTCATCATGCGTCCTGTAGTACGTTAGTTACTAACGCTGTTTCAAATAGCTTCATTAAGAATACAGTGTCTGCACTGCTCAAAGAAGAACTGCTCATGGCTCTAAGAAAATCATCCTGCTTATCCCATCCTATGATTATAAGCTCTTTGAAGTTACCCTTAGCGTCCTCTAGTATATCATCTGCATCCGCTGCTTCAGGTGCTAGTTTAATTATATTACTCACTGAAGTGTGTCTCCAATACTATTAGCTTGTCTTCTGCATCAGCTATCTTACCTACTAGTGTATCCATAGTCTCCACTAGGTTACTATGGTCACCTATAGCTGCTGGATTATCAATATACACTTGTAATTCAGATTTATGTATATCAATCAGAGAGCTATAATAACCTTTAAGTGCCGTTATCTTTGAATCTATCATTGTATCCTTCCTCCAGTAAATCTTTATACTTTTTTATGTATTCCCTGTATCTTAAAGGATACAGTTCTCTTTTCTTCTGGTTGTCCATGTAACTGGCCCACATCTGATAGCAGTAGGTATCATAGTCTACTTCTCTATCTTGCTGTCTATAGTACTCTATAAACTCAGGCCATCTTACATGTTCATTAGTCTCTTGTATATAGAACAATGCTCTATATATTGGGTGATCATCCTTCACAGCTTAGGCACTCCCCTTCCTCAAGGTTAATTCTTGGTATCTTAATGTTAACATTCTCTGTATTTCTAGCTGCCGTAGAGCGCAGGTAATACATAGATTTGAGTTTGTTAGCTCCTGTCCAATGTACGCTGTTAACATACTCCAGATACTCATCATGTACCTCCTGTGGTGCTGTAGCCGGTGGTGGGTTAAAGAATAAATTAACAGACTGTGCCTGGCATACATACTTCTGACGCTGGTAGGCGTGCTCAATAATCCACATCTGATTCAGTTCAGGTGCAGTCTTGAATACATCTTTCTCATCTTGAGTAAGTCCATCAAGCTCTGCCACAGATCCTTCAGCAGCCGCAATATCCTTCCAAGTCTTCTCATTGTTCATGCCCTTAGACTCTAGTAGTTCCATCAAGTACTTGTTCTGTACCTTGTATGATCCTGTCAGCGTTTTGTGCGTAAATACGTTAGCCCTTGTAGGCTCAATTGAAGGAGACGTTCCACCGCATATAATGCTACTAGAGGCATTAGGAGCAATAGCAAGAAGGTGAGAATTACGCATACCGCTACCATCCATATCAGGTGCAATGCCGCGTATCTCACCAAGAAATTTACTTGCTTCACTGGCCTGTTCTTTGATGTGTTTAAAAGCTCTGTTATTGAAGGAGGACGCGTACATACTTTCAAAAGGAATGCTATTACGTTGTAAGTAACTATGAAACCCCATTGCTCCAAGGCCAATTGCGCGTTCTCTATATGCACTATAAGCGGCCTTTGCAAAGCCCTTCTTATCATCTGCAACATGATACATAAACTCCTGTAAGCTATCACACTGTTCGCTTATGCCTACAGTCTGGATAGCATTGTCAATAAAGTGTTCAATGATGTTGTCTAGCATGGTAACTAGATCAGCAATGAACATAGGGTGATCCTTCCATTCATCAAAGTACTCTAGGTTAACACTTGAGAGGCAGCAGACTGCTGTACGGTCCTCACCTGTAGGTAGTGTAATCTCTGAGCATAGGTTACTCTGGCGTACCTTTAAGCCTAGCTCCTGCTGAGACTCAGGTAATGCCTCATTACACCTGTCCATGTTTACAATGTATGGTTCACCTGTCTCTGCTCTAGTGTGCAGTAGCTGCCACCACAAGTCCCTAGCTGATACAGTCTTGATAGCCTGCTTAGACTTAGGGTCTATGAGTCTCCAGTTATCATCATTCTTTACACGCTTGAGAAAGGCATCACTAATGTTAACACCATTGTGTAGATTAAGACATTTACGATTAAGATCTCCGCCAGTGGTCTTTCGCATAGCAATGAATTCTTCAATCTCTGGGTGGCTGATGTCCATATACGCCGCATAACTACCCCTTCTTGTAACGCCTTGGTTAAAGGCTAGCATCTGACTGTCTACAACGTGCATGAAAGGGATGCTACCAGTAGACTGACTACCGTTAGCAGTAGAAACCCCGTTACTCCTAACATCACCCCAATAGCCTCCCAAGCCTCCACCTCCACTTGCCAGCCATATGTTCTCATCATAATGAGAAGATAGACCGCCACGCGAATCAGGAACATAATTGAGAAAACAGCTAATAGGTAAACCGCGAGTGGTTCCCCCGTTGCTAAGTATAGGAGTGCTAAAACCAAACCAGCCCTTGCTACTGTAGTCGTAAAGTCGCTGTGCAAGATCGTAGTCAGTATACTCTTGATACGTTGCGCCATAGACTGAGGCTCTTGCGAATGCTTCTTGTGCATGGGTTTCATCCTGCCATAAGTATCTATCTTTGAGTGTCTCTACTGAGAAAGTGTTTAGATTATCTTCTCTAGCATAGTCAATAGTTATGCCTAGGTAATCCTGCTGTCCAATCTTATTTGTCATCTAGTGTCTCTTCTTTTTCCAGTAGTGCCATCAGTCTGTTCTCATACCAGTGTGCTTTGCGTAGGTCTTTAACAGCGTTGCCCTTGCCCCTGCACCGCCACCTGTACTTGAATGAGTTACCTCTGAGGTAGCCTATGAATTCTTCTCTGGATAACATAGACTCCATAGCGTCAATACATTCTACAGCGCCTTGGTCTGCATAGTGTGCAGGGCTGTTTACATCATCGTCACCCCAAGCAGTCTTAAACTTATACCCTTGGCGCGTGTAGCTGCTTGCCATCTTTGCTTCCGGCATCTTTTCATCTTTAGTAGGGAACAAAGGATGCTGGTCTGGACCATTGCGGTGCCATTTGTTTATCCTGTTCCATGCTTCCGGTGATTCATCATCAATACTCTTGGTCATCATCGTCTCCCCAATCATTCAGTTCCTGGCCCTCTAGTTCTTCTTCAAACAAAGCCAGCCTGTTAATAAATTTATCTTCAAACCTGTCTACTATTTCTTCCGCTGTAACATCCAGTAAAGTAAGAAGATCGTCTATGTCGTAGCGTGTTAATACACGTTCTTTAATTTCATCCATTGTCAGTGACATGTTCTACATACTCATCTAATGTGTAAAAATCAAACCCTTCCTTGCTGCACCACTGTCCCATTGTAAGTTTAGAACCCTTTCTAACTTTCTTATTAGGATCAGACAATACAAATACTAACTTAGTAGGTGCTATCATATCACGGATAGCAGTGTACTTCTGTGTATCCCCTGCTCTAAAGAACCCTTTAGTTTCTATGACATCCCCTGTCTTCTTGTCTACAAAATCTGGCTTGTACTTCCTATGTGTAACATAGGGTATGTCATATGGCTCATACAGGAACCTACCCTTGGGCATGAGTTTAGCAAAGTTCTTCTCAAGCCCAGACCTATATACAGGCTTAGAGTGCTTCTTGGACTTTAGGCTCATTGACTACCTCCGTTAAGTATCTAGGACCACTTGAGTATAAGAAGGTTCTTAGCTCAGGGTAGCAGGCGTGCTTAAAGTGACAGTAGGAACAACCCATAGCTAGTTTCATGTTGCCTGACTTACCGTCTGGAACAGTAGCATGGCAAAGCTCCGGTGGTTCTTCCTGCTTAACCATCTCTTTGATATGTATTATACGTTCTTCAATGTCTTTCTTTAGGACAGGGTAAGCTGGTGCTTCTTCGTCCTCTAGGTCATACTTCAAGAATGCCAAGTGCCCGTTAACCTTGTCCATAGCCAGCCAGCCTACCTTAGTCTCACCTTCAGACCTAGCGTAGCCTTTGATCTGGTCTATGTAACCAAACGGGTCATCGAATGCTAAGGAGCCATCCTTAAACTTCTTAAAGCCAAATGGGCTAGCAGACTTAACATCAGTCACTACACCATCTATCTTACAGTCCATGCTACCCTTAATGCCCTGTACCTCAGCCAAGGCCTGCTCATGGGTTACTGTGTGTCCTGACAGCCTTGTAAGTAGTAGTAGCATTTCCTCAATCAAGTGTCCGTACATAAACTTGACTAAGGTATGTGACTGCATCTTTTCCTTTGGGCCTACATTGTTGCAATGGTTCCATAGGTATCTATCAGTCTTTCCTATGTTGGACATACGCAGCTTACGGCTATCAAAGTTCTTACTGTTACCAAACTCTTTACGCATAAGATCCTTACAGGCTTCTCCAAAACTATCTATAGCTGCTTCTACATCTACCGCACTGTCCGGTGTCTTGTTCTGCATCAGCTTGTAAATGTCTTTTATTAATGTATCAGTAGTTTTCATTGAAATGTCCATCTAGTATCTCTTTAGCTACGTTAGCGCCCACCACAAACCATTCATTCTTACTGGCATGAGTTTCTCGTAACAGGTTATGTGCTTCTGTTTCAGCCTTTCTTCTATCAGGCACATCATAGGCAGCTACTAATATGTAGTCCCTGTAAGGTGTGCCTGTTTGAAAAGACCTTAGCCTGTCTCTAGCATCTACTGCCATTCCTATCTTGCACCAGCTAGGGTAAGCAGGGCTGTACAATATATATATCTGACCTTCCTTTACTGTACTGTAGTTCTCTAAGGACTCAAATGCTGCATGCTCAAAGGACTTGTACTTTCCGGGTTTGTGCAGTGGATGCGTGGTAGATATATATTTACCGTCAACCCACATTTTGTTCTTATCAGACACTTTTGCCTTTTTCTTTGCACACTCCTTGCAAATATAATCTCGTCTAGCCAAGGAAGATATATACCAAGTCTTATCAGGAACAAGCTCTACATTACAACGATTACAGTGCCTAGTGCGTGTCTGCCCAACTGTCTCCAACCTTGTACTCTCCTGTGAGGGGGCAGTTGAGGTTGTAAAAAGCTCCTGCTGCTTCCAAGCATTCGACTGCGAGTTTCCCGTAAGCGTCTGCTTGATCTGATCTAACTTCTGCTTGAACTTCATCATGTATATTTCCTACAAAGTAATAGTCTAACCCTGCCAGTGTAGCACGTTCATGCAACAAACACAAGGCTTTTTTCATCACGATGGCACCGGCACTTTGCAATAAAGTGTTCAATGCAGCGTGTTCTGATCTAATATGCAGCTTCCTGCCGTCTAGTCCTTCAATGATCCAGTCTGCTGCCTCTCTAGTAGTGTTGTCTCTAAGAGTTGCAAATGCTGGGAGATTAGACATGAATCTTTCTTTAAGCTCTCCACCAAGCTTTGCGCCTCCTCCAGCCACGCTTCCAAGCTTTGCATCTCCCGCGCCGTATAGGAGGGCATATATGAAAGTCTTCGCCTGATCTCTTGATTCAAGTCCTGCAAGTCCTTGGTTTGCTGTGTGTATATCTCCGTTAAGGATTTCATTAGTATACTCCTGATCATTCATGTAATGAGCTAGCATTCTTAGCTCTAGTCCACTGGCATCAAAGCCTACTAGCTTGTAGCCATCTCTAGCAATAAAGCA